TCATCCCCAGAAAAGGGCAACCCACAGGCATCGGCCGGGTCATCCGAGGGTCCGAGTGGCTCAACCGCATCGCATGAAAGACCCCACCGTCTCCGTCATCATCCCGTCATTTCGGCGGGCTCACCCGGATCGCCTACCCGGTCGGGACTACTTCCAGTCCGCCCGATACTGCGTCCCGGAATCCCAGGCAAAAGACTACGCCAACGTGGTCGGGGCGTCCCGGGTGTTGGCAATCCCGGACTCGGCCGACGGTAACATCGCCCGAAAACGGAATTGGATCCTTCGAAACATCCCGCGGCCGTTGCTCATGATCGACGACGACGTCAGCGGGCTTTGCCATACCGAAGGCGTCTACAAGCGCGGCCGGTGGACTGGCAAGAGCGACCAAAAGATCATGCTGACCCCGGAGGAAGCCGACGACCTCATTGTCCGCGGGTTCAACCTCGCCCATCAGTTCGGGTGCGTTTTGTGGGGTCTCAACCTCAACGAGGACGGGCGCATCTACAAACAGTTCAAGCCGTTTTCGCTGTCCGCTCCGGTATTGGGGCCGTTCACCGGACACTTGGCGCACCGATACCTCAACGACGAAAGGATGGGATCAAAGGACGACTATGACTTCGCACTCCAGGTGTTGAACAAAGAGCGGAAGATTCTCCGCCTCAATAAGTACGCCTACGTCTGCGAACACGGGGACAATGCGGGCGGGATCGTGTCGAGCCGAACAATTGAGTCCGAAACCAAATTCTGCCGGGCCATTGAAAGGAAGTGGGGGCGGCACGTCATCCAATACTCACTGCAACCAAAACGAATGGCCGACTTGTTGAACGCCCGAGTCGCCGTCCCGATTGGGAACGTCTAATGCTCACCGACTTACAACGTGACTTGCTCGAGTTCCGCCGCGGCTTGTACCGGCCAACCCCGCGGCAAACGGTTGTCGAGTGGACCGAGGCCAACCTCAAACTGACCGCCCGGCAGACCGAAAACCCGGGGCCGTTCTCGACCAGCGTTCGCCCCTACACAAGGGAGCCATTGGAGTGTTGGAAGGACTCCGGGGTCGTCGAGATGACTTTGTGTTGGGGGTCCCAGACCAGCAAAACGACCACCCTGATGGCTGGCCTTGCGTGGCTCATCGACAATGAACCGTCGCCCGCCTTGTGGCTGATGCCCACCGAAAACCTCGCCCGGTCGTTCTCGAAATCCCGGTGGCTTCCAATGCTGGAGGATTGCCCGGCAATCGTGGCGCACTTCCCGAAGGATCGGGACAAACTCACAAACCTCGAACAGCACTTTGACCGTTCCACGCTAACGTTCGTGGGAAGCAACAGCCCGGCAAACCTCGCCTCCCGCCCTGTCCGGGTGCTGGTAGCCGACGAGGTGGACAAGTTCGCCCAGGCTACCGAGCGAGAGGCCGACGCCCTCGACTTGGCCGAGCAGCGCCTCAAGGCCTTCAGTTCGTCCAAACTGTTTCTGACATCGACACCCACCACCACCGACGGGCGCATCTGGCAACGGTTCCTCCGCGGGGACCAGCGCCGGTTCTACCTCCCGTGCCCCCATTGCAAGGCACCGATCCGATTGGAGTGGAGACAGGTCAAATGGGACGAGACTGCAAAGCTTGAGGACGGAAAATGGGACTTTGGTCGGGTCCGCGCTTCCGCCCGGTACGAATGCCAGCTTTGCAAGGGCAACATGACCGACGCCCAGAAGGTTGCCGGACTCAGACATGGGCAATGGATCCCGGAGAACAAAGGGGCGCTGCCCGGGGTGCGGTCTTACCATCTGTCGAGCCTCTACAGCCCGGACCGGAAATGCACTTGGGGCCATCTTGCCGTGCAGTTCCTCGAAGCCAAGGAATCGCTGTTGGGCCTCCAGTCGTTCGTGAACGGTAACTTAGCCGAACCGTGGGAGAACCAAGCCGCGCCACGGCAACGGGAGGAACTCATCGTGTCGGGCACCGAGGGCCTGACGGACAAGTGCGTGAAGTTCTTGACCGTTGATTGCCAAGCCTCCAGCCCTCACTTCTGGTTTGTGGTTCGAGCATGGAACGAAGACGGATCCTCCCGGGCGGTTGACGCCGGACCCCTCGACACTTGGCACGACGTGCGCGAGAAACAACGGGAACACGGGGTCGGGGACGTCCACGTCGTCATTGACTCGGGCTATGATGCCCCAACGGTTTACGCCGAATGCCTCCGGTGGGGGCGGTTCGTGGCTCGCACCGGGCGGGTGCCGCTTTGGGTCGGGTGGATGCCATCGAAGGGAATGCCCCGGAAGGGCTGGCGCAACCCGAAGACCGGGGTGGACGAGCCATTCTTCCTCCGAGGAATCGACCCGCGGGTGGGCGACAACGCCGGCAACCAAGGCCGTCTCGAACTCAAGCTTTTGGAGTTCGGAACCGACGTGACCAAGGACATCCTCGAACGCCTACGCAAGGGCAAGGTCAGCACCCGGTGGGAGGTCGCCGAAAAGGTCGCCACGCCGGACTATTGGCGTCACCTCGACGCCGAGCAAAAGGTCGCCCGCTTATCAAGCGCCACCGGCCGAACGACGTGGACGTGGCTGCCCCGCTCATCAAAATGGCCGAATCACCTCGCCGACTGTGAAGTCATGCAGGTGGCCGCCGCGGTTTTCTTCAACCGGCTTCGCATGACCGCCACCTCATCGAACGATGCAAACTGACCTCCTGACCACCAAGGAACTGGCCGCTATGCTCAAGCGGGCTCCGTCCTACGTTTACGCCATGAAGGCCCGAGGGTTCCCAATGCCAGGGGGCCGGGCGCGACTCACCGAGGCTCTGGCGTGGCTCACCCGGCACCCGCAACCAAGGGCAGAACGCCGGCACGGGCGCAAATGAGCAAGGACGGGCCAACGCCCCGGTGGCGTCCGGTCCCGGATCGTGCGGACCTTAAATCGTGGCAGTTTCCTCAGCATTCGCCCGCGGCCTCCTGCGTCACGTCTACTCGACGGTGACCCATGGGGCCACGTTGCTGGACAAGCTCAACAGCCTCAACAACGAGGCGGTCCACGCGCTTGAGTCGGGAAAGGTTCTCCAGCAGACCACCGGCAACGGTCGGTCGGTGACGTTTCAGGTCAACGCAAGCGAAGGCGTGACCCCTACCGAGATGTCGGAGATTTACAGCCGGCTCCTGGACCTGTATGACGACGCCGTCGCCGCGGGGAACGTGACCGATGCCACCCGCTACAGCTACATGATGGCCCGATTGAAGCCGATCCGGTCCTTCAGAAACGATTTCTCGAACCTGATCCGATGAACCTCCTCCGACGCCTTCAGGCAGCTACCCGGTTCGTCGTTGCTCCCAAGGCACGATATGAGGGGGCTCGGCATTCGACCCAGCGTTCAACGCTCCACGGTTCGGTCCAGTCGGCCGCCTACGACATCGACCCCTACAGCCGCTACGAGTTGGTGCGTCGGTCCCGGTACTTCGAGCGCAACAACGCGTTCGTAAATCGGATCGCTGACCTTTTCGAGCAGTACACCGTAGGACAGGGGCTTGCGTTCTTTCCGTCATCGTCCAGCCCAACGTGGAACGAGGCCGCTCTCAATTACTGGCGTGACTGGCAACGGTTCGCCGACCTGTCGTCCCGGCTGTCGTTTGGATCCCTCCAAGGCATCATCGCCCGGGCGCTTTTCGTCGATGGCGAGATCTTCGTCATCCTCACCCGAGGCGACTCCGGCAACCCTCGGATCCAGTTGGTGGAATCCCACCGAGTTAAGAACCCGCCCACCCAGGACGGCCGGACGATCATCGACGGCATCGAGGTGGACGACCGAGGCCGCCCGACCGCCTATTGGATCACCAACGAGGACGCGAAGCGGAAAGAGACCTTCCAGCGGGTCGAGGCCCAGTTCGTCGTCCACGTCTTTGAGCCTGGGCGCCCTGGACAGTACCGAGGACTTCCGGCGCTGTACCCGGTAATGAACGACCTCCACGACCTCGACGACCTGCAAATCTTCGAGATGCAAGCCGCCAAGGCCGCCTCGAAGGTCCAAAACATCATCAAGACCAAGGAAGGCGAGGTCACCGACGACGACATCATCCGCGGCACGGTCACCGGATCCGACGGAGTCGAACGGGCCGACTATTACAAGGATGTCTTCGGTGGGGAGGTCGCCGTTCTCAAACACGGGGACGAGTTCAACCAGTTTCAAGTCGAGCGCCCTTCCGCGGCCACGTCGGGCTATTGGGATTACCTGACCGCCAAGGTCTGCGCCGGGATCGGGGTGCCCAAGGAAATCGTCCTGCCCACCTCGATGCAGGGAACCTCAATGCGGTCGGTGTTGGACATCGCCAACGCCTTTTTCCGATCTAGGTCTGCCGTCATCGCTGACCACCTCCGCCGGGTCTACGAGTACGTCATCGAGACCGGCATCCGCACCGACCCCGCGCTCCGTATTCCGCCCGCCGATTGGTATCGGTCTACTTTTCGGGCTCCGCGGTCTATCAACGTGGACGTGGGCCGCAATTCCGCCGCCGCGGTCGCCGAGTTCAAGACCGGCATGAGGACGCTTCAGAGCATCTACGCCGAGACGGGTGAAGACTGGCGCGAGCAGCTACGGCAAAAGGCGGCAGAGATTGCCTATGCCCAAGAGCTTGCCCAAGAGTTCAACGTGGACCGGGCTGAGATCATGACTCTCGACCCGAACGAACTTTCGAGCAACAACGCCGTAGCCGCCAACCCGTGAATACCTGGTTCGACATCCAAGCGAAGGCCGACGAAGCCGACATCTACCTCTACGACGAGATCGGGGGATGGGGAGTGAACGCTAAGTCGTTCATTGACGCCGTCCGGGCGACCGGGGCAAAGCGAATCAATCTCCGCATCAACTCGCCGGGCGGTTCCGTGTTCGACGGAATCGCGATTTACAATTTCCTCCGCGGACAGGACGTCACCGTCCAGATTGACGGACTTGCCGCGTCGATTTCTTCGATCATCGCGCTGGCCGGAAAGACGGTCCGCATCGCTGGCAACGGGTTCTTCATGATCCACAACCCTTGGGGCGGTGCGATTGGGGAGGCCGACGAAATGCGCCAGACGGCCGACTTGCTGGACAAGATCCGGGACAGTCTTGTGGGCACCTACGCCGCCAAAACCGGCAAGGACGCCGACACCATCAAGAAATGGATGGACGCCGAAACTTGGTTCACCGGAGCCGAGGCCAAGGAGGCTGGATTCGTGGACGAAGTGACCGACGAAATCGCATTCGCTGCTTCGACCCGGTCGTTCCGCAACGCTCCCGACGCCCTCAAGGCTGTTTCCAAGACCGCGCCCCAGGCTGCCCGCCGCGCATTTGACAAAGGGGTCCAGCAGGTCGAGGACGGCAAAGGGGGCGACGGGCTCGAACCCGCCACCGTCAAGGAGGCCCGAAGCCTCAAGGCCGGTGAGACTCCGACCGAGGCGAAGGTCCGCAAAGCTTACCGTTGGTGGGCTCGCAACGAGCGGTTCCTTGAAGCCGAGGCCGACAGCCCGGCCGACGTGGCTGCCAATCTGTGGGGAGGGGCCGCGGGCCGTGACTGGTTCCGTGCCTTGTACGCCCAACTGGACGAGGACAACGACTCGCCCGAGACCCCGGACAATTCCGAAACCCAACCCCAACCCATGACCAAACTACTCCAAAGCCTCGCCGCCGCCGGGCTTATCTCCTCCGCTGACGTTGCCGAGGACACCGCCGTCACCGAGTTCGAACATTTCTTCGCCGCCTTTAAAAAGGCCAAGGACGACGCCGTTGCCGCGCTCGACCAGATCGCCAAGGCCAAGGTCCTTTCGACCGTTGACGCCGCCATCGCTGATGGCCGCATCGCCGCCAGCGTCAAGGATGCCTGGGTCGCCCAGATCCAAGCTGACGCCAAGGCCGCCGAGTTGCTGGCCGCGATCCAGACCCCGAAGCCCGGAGCCGACCCCGTTGGGGCACCGGCCGGAGCGGGTGGCAAAGCTTCCGACGAACTCCGCGCTGAGTTTGATCGGATCACCGATCCGAAACAGCGCACGGCTTTCTGGTCCCAACACAAGGCCCAGTTGCTGAAAAAGTAACCTCACAACCAACCCAAACACACCATGCCCAATACCCTCGACTCCGGCCTGAATGGGACGCTCATCTCCCAAGCGGGCCTCGATGCCTTCGTCGGAGCTTTCGCTCCCATGTCGGCCTTCACCACCGACTTTGACCCGGCTCCGGCCTCGAAGTCTGACACCATCCAGGTGCCCTACGTTCCGGCCGCCTCCGCCGCCGCGGACTTCGCTGGCACTTACACCCGCCAGGACTCGACCCTGAACAAACGCACCATCACGCTGAACAAGCACAAGTTCGTGTCTTGGTATCTGTCCGACGTGGCCATCGCCAAGAGCCCAGCCGTCACCCTCGAACGCTTTGGAATGCAGAAGGGTTTCCAGTTGGCCAAGGCCGTCTTCCAGGACGTTCTGTCCGCGGTCACCCTTGCCAACTACGGAGCCGCCGCTCACACCGGCCTCGCCGCAAACTTCGACTACGCCGACATCGTTGACATCAAGGACGCGTGCGACACCGCCGAGATGCCCGAGATGCCCCGGAGCCTGGTGCTGTCGTCCAGCTATTACAACGCCCTGCTGAAGGACTCCGTCATCAAGGATGCGGGTGCCCTCGGCGCGACCGCCAACCAGACCGGCAGTCTCCCGAACCTGTCCGGGTTCATGACTTACCGTTCGAGCTTGGTCCCGGCCAACGCCCAGAACCTCGTTGGCTTCGCCGCGTTCCCCTCCGCTTTGGTCACCGCGATGCGTTACCTCCAGCCCTCCGGCCGAAGCCAGGACGGCATCTATCGCCCCGTGGCCGACGAGTCCACCGGCATCACCCTCGGCTACCGCGAGTTCTACGACAACGACAAGGGCGAGGTTGTCGCCGTGCTGGAGTGCTTCTATGGCTACGCCCTTGGCGAGGCCGCTGCCCTCAAGCGCATCGTGTCGGCCTAATCGCCATGCGACTCGGCATTCTCATCGCTGACGGCAAGGTCGTTCTTGGACCCGCTCCGGCCTCAAAGGTCGAATCTGAGTTCAAGGCGGCCGTGCAGTCGGGCGCAAACGGTGTGGGCGTCATCGAGCTTTGGTCCGAGGACCGGGGCCGCGAGAAGCGCCACAAGTTCCCGCAGGGGGCCGCGCCGGTCCCTGTGTCTGTGGCTGACAAGCCGCGGAAGAAATAACACCGAACCAACCCATGAACGCGGCCGACACGGCACTTGCGACCGGATTCACCACCTTGCTGGCAACGGCAGGGGACACGGTGACTTTCCGGGGTGCTTCCGTGTCGGCCGTGGTCAACTGGGTGCCGTTCGACGAAAAGCCGTTCCCTAACAGCCCTGACTTTGACCGCGAGGCCACCTCCCGGGTCGAGTTCGTGGACGGTGCGGTAAGTCCCGCGCCCCGGGTCGGTGAGATCATCACCCAAGGCACCAAATACCACCGCATCCAGTCGGTCCGATTCAACGGTCTGGCTTGGTTGATGGATTGTGAGGTGACGACGTGACTCTGACCTTCCAGACCAACCTCGACGAGTTCAACGCAGCGCTGACCCGCTACGCCGCGCTGTCGAGCAAAGGAGCGGCCGAGGCCGTAGCCAAAAAGGGAGCCGACTTCGGTTTTCGTTTGTCCCGCAAACTGCTGACCTTGGCCCCGGAAAAAGGGTCCGTCCGCGAGAACCGCCTGGCCGCGCTGGCTTCAGGTGGAGGTCTCAAGATCCGCGACAAGATCCGCCAACGAGTCTACGCGAAGCTCGGCGTCTCCCAGACCCTCTCCGGTCGAAAGCTCCGCATGGGCGGCAAAAAGCTTTCTGCATCCAAGCTGGTCGGTGGAAAGCGCCTGAATCTGCAAGCGCTCCTCGTCCGCGCCGAACTCAACGCCCGTGAAAGCGGCCGCGGGTTCTCCGCGTTTTCTGCCCGGTACAAGTCCCTTTCCCAGCAACTGGCCGCTGACCGTTTCGGTGAGCAGCGCCGGAAGATCATCGACCGCTACAGCCGGTTCCTGTCCGAGGTTGGTTTTAAGCGGGACCGTGATTCGTCCAACCTGACGTTCCGATGGGGCGGCAACGAGTCGTCCGGCAAGATGGCCGTGGCGCTCCAGAAACCGCGCCAACAGGCCGCTATCGCCGCCGCGCTCGACGAGGCCCGCGCCGACATGATGGACTATATCATCCGCAAACAGACCCAAGCCGCCCGGACGATGGCAATCTGACCCATGCTTTCCCTCGCTTCCATGCAGTCAACGGTGGCCGCGGCAATCACTGCCAACGCCTTTTTCTCAGCAAGCCCGGCCGTGTCCTGCATTGCTGACGACGGTCTTCAGGACTCAGCCATCGAAACCCAGCTTCGTTCCGTTGGCTGCGTCGTGGTTGTCCCTCCGATCCTCCGGGCAATGCGTCGGGATCTCGGTGCCGGAAAGTTGCTTCTGGACGCCGAAATCGTGGTCCGAGTGTTGGTCAATCCGCACGTCAACGCAGCGGCGGGAGGAGCCAACCGAAACGTCTATTCCGCCGTGGCTGCCGCTACCCAGGCCGTCTTGTCGTGGGTGCCCGCAACCGCCGGGGACCGTCGCTTCGAGACTTCCGAGGATTTCCTCCAGATCGCAGTCAACGACACGGGCCTCCTCGGCTACCATCTCCTTTTCACCAAACTCTCAACCCTGAACTGATCCCAACCAACCCATGAACACCGCCCCAGTCATCCTCGGCAATCACGGCTTTTTCTTCCGCGATGGCGCGAGCTTCACCGTCCCGTCTGCCGGCACTGCCAGCCGCACTTCCAAGCCCGGAGCCGCTGACACCGGATGGATTGACCTTGGCATTCTGTCCGAGGCCACGATTCAGCACGAACGCGAGGAGCGCGACATCTTCGCCCCGACCCCGGGCGTGATGCGCTTGTACGACGTCATCGAGACCAAGCGTCAACTGTCCATCAACCTGACCGCCCAGGAACTCAGCCCGCTGGCCTTCGAATTGATCTTCGGCACGCTTGCCCTGACCTCGGTCTCGACCCAGTACAACCCCCTCGAAGGCGCGACCAAAAAGGGATGGCTCAAGCTCCAGCAGTACAACCAGAGCGATGCCATCGTCAACACGGTGGACGTGTACGTTCAGATCAAGGTCTCCGGGGAAATCACCTTCGGCGACAATGTGGTGACCGCCCAATTCGAGGCTCGCGTTCTCCACTCCACGCTGAACACCGGCACCCTCGCCTAATCGCAACACGCCATGCCAGCCGATCCTATTACGCCCGGCCTGGCCGCGGCGTGGTCCAACACAAGCCCGGCGGCTTACGGTGTGCCTTCCAGGTTCACCGCAGCCGTCCGGGCGCAGTCGAATCAAAGCATTGGCTCGACTCTCACCTCGACTTTTGACGGTGTCAGTTTGCAGGGAACGCTTGCCACTGTCTCGAATCGGGCTGTCCTGCTGACCGCCCAATCGACTCCGGCTCAAAACGGCATCTACGTCACCGGTGCTGGTGCGGTTTCGGTTACAATCACCGATTCGTTTGGAGGTGGAACCAAGACGGTATCCTTTCTGGTCGCTGGTCGCCTGTATTACTGGATTCCGCAGAACGGCTACAACGTCACGAATGGCACCGAGACCCTGACAGCCGCTGGCTTCATTGCTGCGTCTGGGGCCGGTTCCTTGACGTTCCAAGGCCCTGCCGGTCAGAGCCAGGCGGACAGCCTGTACGAAGCTGGCCTTGTCCGTCTGAGCCTGTTCGATGCCCCGAATGAGTTCCCCGTTGAGTTGGTGGTCAACGTCACTGGTGGAACCTCTGCGAATACCTGGTGGCAACTGACCTCGACTGTGGTCACCGTTGGATCGTCTGCGATCACGTTTTCGCAGATCACGGTGTCGAGCCTGGACGTGGGTACCGAGGACAATGCCTTCGATAACACGCCGCCGGATACAAAGACTCCGAGCAACGCGACCGCGTTTGACAACACCCAGCCGGTCCCGGTGATGCCCTCGTTGTCTCAGTCGTTCGTCAATGCCACGCCGGATGGCAAGACCCCGAGCCTGTCCACGGCGTTCGACAACACTCCGGCAACCGCGCTTGTTCTCCAGGGCGAGACAAGCCCGGTCGCTGGTATCACCACGCCCGCCAGCCCGACGGCTGTCACTCATCTGGCGACGCTCACCGCGGGGACCAATTATCTTGTCCAGGTTGGAGCCCGACTCGCTCCGGTCACGATCACCCTGCCCGACCCTGGCAGTCTGGCCCAGCGAATCGAAATCGCGGACATCACCGGCCAGGCTGCGACCTACGCGGTCACGGTCAACGCCGGAACAAAAGACATCGAGACGGCAGGTCAAACGTCTTACATCATCGATCGCAACGACGCGGTCCTTGTGCTGAGTTACACCGGAACCAAGTGGAAAATCCTCTGATCCCATGATCACCAAAATTGCAGTGGCGACGACCGCCACCCTGGTTTCCGATTCCAGGGAACGAAACTGGCTGATGATTCAGAACCAGTCCGACACGCCGGTCTTCCTGTCGTTCGACGGGACCGCGGGCGTGACTATCGACTCAGGGGCGACCCCTGGCATCCGCCTGGCCCCTTACGAAACGGTTCTGTCCGCCGACATCGGTGGGCGGTTCACCGGAAACAACTTCCCGATCTACGCCATCCACGGCGGGACCGGAACCAAAAACCTCGTCATCCAGGAGAGCTAAACATGAGTTGGAACATTCAAAAACCAGGGGACTACATCAACGGACCGCTCACGGTGGCGGGCGTGGCTCAGTTCAATAGCAACGTGGGAATCGGTACGACTCCTAGCGGTTGGGGTGGCACTGGATTTCTCAACCTTCCGTCAAACACGGCGGTTTCGTTTAAAGGAACGCAGGGAAGTGTTATTTCTAACGCCTACTACGACACACAGTGGCGTTATTACGGAAATGGTCGCGCAAGTCAGTATTATCAAAACGACGGTGTACACACTTGGCTTGTCGCTCCAAACAACATTTCCGGTGCTGCCGCTGCACTTACTTTTGCTACCGGAATGACATTGGATAGTACGGGCAATCTTTTCACCAGTGGATCTGGAAATGGAGCAAACCTCAATGTCACAACTTCCAGCCAAGTTTGTGGATTGCGACTGCGACAGACTCAAAACGTACATCCGGCTACGCGAAACTGGTCAATCTACACTAACGGATCGGCCTACGGAGTCCTAGAGTTTGGCGTTGGTGCTTCACAGTTTTCCGATTCTTATGCGACAGTCTTGACCGTCGATGGGGCCGGAAATGTTACCCCTAACGGCAATCTCGTCCCCGCTGCTGGCAAAGGCATCGACTTCTCCGCTGCTTCCAACGCGGCTGGTGCGAGCTCCGAGCTGCTCAACGATTACGAGGAGGGCACTTTCACTCCTACGGTAATAGGTGTTTCGACAGCAGGAACAGGAAATTACACGGTCCAGGTTGGAAGATACACAAAAACTGGAAACAGAGTTAATGTTGACATTTATGTCAACTGGAACACTCATACCGGAACAGGTGCTTTAAGAATCACAGGACTTCCATTCTTGGTTAAATCTGCTGCCAATTATTATGCATCAGTAACCATAGGTTACGTTAGTTTGACAACATTAAATGCAAACAATGTTCTCAACTCCCTTGCAAATGGTGCTTCAGCATACATTGATATCAGTCAATATCCTGCTGGTGGAGGAACAACTGGACCTGTTTCAATAGGCGTTGCGGGCGCACTTTGCCTTTCTGTCTCATACGAAGTCTAATACCATGTTAACCACACAAACTGTTGTATCGCTCGTCGAGGTCACGCCGAACGGCACGATCCAGGTCCGACTCGCCAACAAAATCATGGACGGCGAGACGGTCAAGGCGCAGACCTTTCACCGCTACTGCCTGACACCTGGATCTGATCTCACCGGACAGCCGGCCCAGGTGGTCGCGATTGCCAACGCCGTCTGGACGCCCGAGGTGATCGCCGCATACGAGGCCCAGATTGCCAACCAAAAACCCATCGGAGCCTAAGCCATGATCGAAACCAAGACCCTTTGCGCCGTCACCGTGCGGCCCGATTGCAGCCTCCTAGTTCAGGAGACTATCGCCTATCTGAAGGACGGAGTGCAGGTCTCCGTGGAGCCGGTGGGAACCTACGACCTTGCCCCGGGTGATTCGCTCGAAGGCAAGCCGACCGATGTTGTCCGCATTGCCAATGCGTTGTGGACTCCCGAGATCATTGCAGACTACGCCGCGGCGCATCCGATCCCGGAGCCCGAGGTCATCGTCGTCGAGGAGCCTGTCGTCGATGCTTCGGTCTCGACAGAGTCAACCTCGGAGGTTGAAATTGTCACGGAGACTTCCTCCGAAAACTGACATGGAAAACGCCCCTGCACTCACCCCGAAACCCGCCACCGTCAAAATCTTCGTTCTGAAGTTCACCGAGGCCGAGGCCCAAAAGGCTTTGGACATCTTCGAGTGGGCTACCAGAAACGGCGGTTTGCCGCTCGCCAAGGAGGTTCTGCCCCTGGCCGAGAAGTTCATGCAAGCCGCTGTCAAAGCGAAGGAAGCCGAGGAGGCTGCAAAGGCTGCTGCCGCCGCAAAGATCGAAGAACCCGCCAAGAATTAACCGGAGCAAATGACGACCAACCACAACGAAATCCGGGACGGTTCAATCGGCATCGGATCCGGGCTCACCTCCGCGATCATGGGCATCTTGAAACCTCTTGGTGAGGTGGCGTCGTCCATCGGTTCCATCGTCGGGTGCGTCATCGCTTGCGTGATGCTTTACCGACTCCTGCGAAAGAAAGACTGACCAAACCATGAACGCAAAAACTACCTTGGCCGGAATCGGCTCCATCCTCGCCGCCGTTGGGTTCGCTTTGAAGGCGATCTTCGACAACGACCCGACCACGAATATCGACCTTGGCGCGACCATCGCCGCGGTAACCGCCGGCATCGGCCTTATCGCCGCGAAGGACGCCAAGCCTACCGGACCGAAACTGCCCGAGCCTACCGAACCCAAGGCGTGAATTGGGTCGAACAGATCGTCACCGCCCTGCTGAAGTTCCTCCGCGACCTAGCCCGTGAACCAAACACCCTCGACAACGCGCAAACTCCTCCAGAGGTTCGCCGTGGTTGGGATGCTTGGATTCGCGGCCGGTTGCGGGACAAGGGCGGTGATGATCGACCCTAGGGCTGACGTCGTCCGCCTTGGGCCGGGAGTGCGCGGGCCGGTCTACGTCTTCGTTGACGGCCGGTGGACGCTGACCCGAAAAGTGACTCTGCCCGAAGGCTGGTTCTCCGGTCCCGGGCCTCAACAAGAAACAAAACCCTGAAGAAAAACCCATGACTGACAGCATGGCCACACTTATGGGCGGCAAGCAGATTGTCGCCTACCACCTCGACGGAACCCAGGAGATCGTGACCCTGCGGCAACTGCCCGTTCGAGCCCTGCCGCAATACCTCGCCACCATCGACGACGAGGCCGCCCGATTGGAACTGCTGGCCGACAAGCCCGCGGGGTGGGCGGACAAGATCAAGCCCGACTCGCACGTCGAGCTTCTGGAGGCCGGGGAGGGCCTCAACTCCGATTCTTTTTCCGCGTGGCTCCGTCGCAGAGTGCAGCGACAGGAGCAACTGGTTCCGGGATCAAGCGGAGAGCTGGGCAAGCAGTTGCTGTCAGCCTCGCCGACTGGGTCGCAGAGTGCGCGGTGCGCTGTGGTCTGACGCTCGCCCAGGCCGTCGAACACAGTCCGGGCCAGTTGCGGCTTTTGGCGGCTGCGGCCTCGCGCATTGACGCGGGGGCGGGGCTGCTCAATCTGCACACAACTTACGCGGCAACGGCTGCGACGGTTGCAAAGGAAGGGCGGACCGTGTTGGAACGCCTCCAGAAGCAACTGACGAAACAAGCGAAAGGCGGCTGACATGGCAGACACAAATCTACGGATCAAAATTGGGATGCAGGGGTCCGCGGAAGTTGCCGCAGGGCTCCGGTCCATCAGTGACGCATCCTCGAAGCTCAAGGGGATGCTGGCCGGTGTTGGTGCAGCAATCGCCGGGGCTGCCGGTCTTGCGGCACTTGGGCAAGCGGCCGTCAACACGGCCAAGCTCGGTGGCGAACTTTCAGACCTTGCAGCCCGAACAGGCATTTCAGCCCGTGCCCTCATCACATTGCGCCAAGCTTTCAACGACGCCGGGGCCGGAGCCGACTCCGTAGGTTCAACCATCAACCGACTCCAAAAGACGATCTACGAGGCCGCTACGGCCGGGGGCGCTGCATCCGATGCGATTGTCGATCTCGGATTGTCCACGGCAGCACTGACCAAACTGGCACCCGAGGAACAGTTTTCCCAAGTTGCGGCCGCGATCTCGAAGATCGAAAACCCAGCCCAGCGTTCCGCGGCAGCCATGGCGATCTTTGGAAAGTCCGGGGCCGAACTGCTTCCGTTGTTTGCCGATGGTGGAGCGCTCGACGCCGCAAGAACCGCGTTGGGTGCCCTCCCCGACGTGTTGGGGCGCAACATTGGAATCCTCGACAGCATTTCCGACCGGATCGACCGCCTCGGGTTGAAAGCAACCCAACTCTTTGCCGGAATCTTCGACGAACTTGGTGGGGCCGTTGATTCGTTATTGGCAAAAATCGAGTCCATTGATCTCACCGGACTCGGGCAAAACATCGGGGCATTCGTCAACCTGACCATCAAAGCATTTCAGGACGGGAGACTGGCCGAGTTCATCGGTTTGGTCATCATGGCTGGCACCGAGATCGGGCAAAAAGCATTCAAGGATCTTGTTTCGTCGGCGGTCGGATTCTTTACGAACCAAGAGGTGGCCAACGCGATTGGCAATTTCTCGGTCACTTTGGTGGCCGGAATCGCTAAGTCATTCATCCAACTCAACCAGTTCTTCCAAAGCTATTGGAACGCGGTCGGAGTCTACGCAGCCCAAGCAATCTCCGCGGCCGTTCGGTTGGCGGTAAATCAACAGATTGCAGCGGTCGAAGGCGTTCTGAACGCATCAAAGGAGGCTGCCCGGCTTTTGCTTCCGGCCGGATCAATCCTGCCGTCTAAGGCGATCACATTGCCTCGGGTCGAGCAAACCGCGCCAAACTTCGACACGGCGCTCGGAATCGGATCCGCCATCGCTGCTCAGAACGCAAGGACACAAGCCGAACTTGTGGACAAAATGGTTCTTGGTTACCGGGATCTTTTCGGGATCACAACCGACAAGACCAAGGAAGACGGCAAACAAATCTCCGCCGCACAAGAGTTGATCGACTTACTCCAAAAACAACGCGAGGAGACAGAACGAAAGAAGAAAGCCGAGGCCGCTCCCTCCGGCGGTGTTGCGGGTGGAGACGTGCCGATCAACCTCAAGCTTGAGTTGATGCGGTTGGAAATGACCTACAACAAGCAGTTGCAGCAGATCAACCAAGCCCGCGGGGCGGTTGAATCGAGTTGGCTGATGACCAACTTGGAGAAGTACCAGGAGAAGAAACGCCTGTTGCAGGGAGAGCTTGACCTAATCGCCAAGCAGATCACCGAACTCGAAAAGCTCAAAACCACCGCAAGCGAGGCTGAGCGGATGCAGATTGAGCAGCGCATCGTCGGGCTCCAGGGCACCGCGGGCGGTGTTCAAAACCAGATGACCGGAATGGGGCCAGATCCCGAATCGTTCCGGCAACAGTTCCAATCCACTTTGGTTGACTTGCAGAATCAATGGGGAAGCTGGGCGCAACAGACGGCCGCAACGTTCTCCAACGTGTTCAACACCGCGATCTCATCCATCTCGAACGGGATCACGGGGCTCATCATGGGAACGATGACTTGGGGCCAAGCCCTCGCCGCCATCGGAAACACGATTCTGACCACGATCATCCAGTCTATAGTCCAGATGGGCGTCCGGTGGGTGGCGACTCAGATCTTAATGGCGACGGTCGGAAAGGCACTTGCCGCCGCATCGGTCGCCGCGACGGTTCCGATGGCTGCCGCCCAGGCGGCTGTCTGGGCAACGCCCGCAACCCTATCCACTATTGCGTCTTACGGCACGGCAGCCGCAGCCGCCCCGGGCATGATCGCCGGAGCCCAAGGGCTTGTTCTCGCGCAGTCATTGGCCGCATTCAAGACGGGCGGCTACACGGGCGACGGCAATCCAAACGACGTGGCCGGTATCGTTCACCGGGGCGAGTTCGTGGTCCCGGCTGACGTAGTGGACCGCATCGGATTGTCCACACTCCAGTCCATGACCGCCGCGGGCGCATCGGATCCCGGTGCCTTCACGTCGCCGGCCGCCCCGGGTCCGATCACGCTCAACATGGGGGTCTTTGACAACCCGGGCCGATTGGCCGACTGGGCGAAGTCCAACGAGGGCCGGACGGTGCTGGTGGACATCATGCGCCAACACGCCCACGAGTTTACCCGCTCATGATCTCAACCACGTTTGCCGGTCAATCGGTTCTCTTGCTTAACGACGCCCCGGATTGGGGATCGCCGGTCGGAGTGACTTTCGACTTGGTGAGCCAGTTCGAGGAAGGATTGACCGGCCGCGAGGCTCGACGCCCCCACGCTGCAACGCTACGGGCCAAGGTGCGGTTCCGGCTAACAATCCAAGGGACAGACGCCTTCACGCTCAAGAACGCGCTACGGGGCTACCAAGCGCAGCCCGTCATCGTTCCGTTCTGGCCTTTGGCCGAGACATGGGCCAACCGGGCAAACATCGCAGCCACCGGACTCCGTGTGGCCTACAAGGCGGACTGGTCAACGTGGGAACTGTACACGACGGTTGAACCCGGTTGGGTGTTGGCCGACGACATGGTCGCCCCTGCGTTCTGGGGTCGCCTCGAAGACCGGGAAATGCTTTGGATCAACGCCACGGTCGCCCAGTTCGACGTTGAGTTCACCGAGACCGGGCCGACCACCTACGCACTGATTCCCGGAAGTCAGACGTTCCAAGGCGGTCCCAACCTCGCCGGCTACGCAACCAACCCGCGATTGTGGCCGACCGCGTTGGATTGGCGGGACGTGCCCGAGTCGTTTTCCGTCCGCATCATCCGGGAACAACTGGGCTTTGGTCGGGCACAGTTTGAGACGATCTATCCGCAAACCAACGTCCGCGAAGCCCAGTTCCGCACGATCACCCAGTCGTCCGCCGAGTGCTGGAAATTGCTTCGATTCTTCAGTGACCACGGGGCTGGCAAGGCATTCTGGACACCGACGTGGCATTCGTCCGCCGTGATGGCCGCCGACCTCGCCGCGGGATCATCTGCATTGTCGGTGCAATCCGCCGTTGGGATTCAGGCGGGCGATTACCTTGCGTTCATCCAGGGCACCGGGATCCAAGCGACCTCCCGGACTTCGACCATCGTCGGGACCACGGTCAACCTCAACAGCACCCCGGGAGCATTCACCGCGGCCGACACCGTGGTTGCCACGTTGGTCCTTGCCCGGTTCGACAAGCCGCGCCTCGGTCTTGAGTTCATCATGGGGTCGGTCGCCCAGGGGGCCGTTTCCGTCGTCGAGCTTCCGCCGGAATATTCACCGGCCGCGGACGAAACCCTCGGGACGACCATCGGGCTCCTGACCACTCGGGGCTACATTTACGAGCTTACCCAGACCATCGGGGTCACGACGACCACAACCCGACTG